CGATCAGGCATGATTGTGCTGAAGCAGCTCTGGCCAAATTTTCTGCCAGTTGTTTGGGCTAAGTGATTTACGTGAAACCTCACCCCCGCTATGGATCTCGATTTGAGCGCAAATTTCAGGACCGATAGGCTTCCCGGTACTCATTACCTTGCGGAGGTAATTGAGAGTGGTCCCGCAATTCAGCGCGAACTGCTTCTTCTCTTCAGGCGTTAAGGTCGCCATGTACTGCTTTAGAGCTTCCATAATTGACCTCTGTTTAAATTCTCAGTTGATATTACCCGTAGGTATCAACATAATCAATACCCACAGATCATTTACCAACGGGTAACAAAAGATAAAATGAACGTCATGGATAAATACGAAAAACGTCGTTTACGACTCATCCAATTGAGGGATGATTACTGTGATGGGAACGCCTCAAAACTCGCTCGTAAGATTGAGCGAGAGCCTTCCTACGTTCTTAGGATGCTCTGGCCGGAAGGCAAGGCAGGTAGAAAACGCATCGCCGACGATATGATTGAAGTTATCGAAAATTCGTTCGGCTTACCCCGAGGATGGATGGATGGCATTAGCCAAGAAAAATCGAACGTAGAATTAGTACAACAACCAAATCCAGGGAAGAGTTATCCAGTGATCAGTTGGGTTAGTGCAGGGGCCTGGGCAGAGGCCTTAGAACCGTATACCTTGAATGATGTCGAGGAATGGTGTGAATCTGATGCTCATGTTGAGGGCGAAGGCTTTTGGCTACGGATCAAAGGCGATTCAATGACATCTCCTGCAGGGATGAGTATCCCAGAAGGCATGATGGTCCTGTTCGACACAGGTCGAGAAGCTAAGCATGGGAGCCTTGTGCTGGCTAAGCTAATCGATGCCAACGAAGCAACCTTCAAAAAGCTGGTTATTGATGGTGGTGATCATTTCCTTAAGCCATTGAACCCTGCCTATCCAATAATTCCTATCAACGGTAACTGCAAACTGCTAGGTGTCGCAGTCGAAGCCAGACTAAAAATTATCTGATAGAACCCGCTTCGGCGGGTTTTTTATTACCTTAAAAATCAAGAGCCTGAAAGATTAATTAAAAATTATTACCCACAGGTGTTGACCAAACTTATTACCCGTAGGTATGCTTCACTCATCGGCAAACAACGGAGCCAATGAGATGAGCATATCTTCCCCACCAAATACAGCCAGTAAAGAATTTAACATTCATGACAAACTAAGATCAGCGAAAACCCATTGGAGCTACTGTTTCGCCGCACAAATTCATGATGAATCTTTTAATTATCAGTTCAGAACAACTTTTGTCGATGGAATAGAGTTCGCTGTTTACGAGCGCGTTGAAAGTTATTTTGTCCTTGTTGACTTTTTCAAATCTTACGATGAAGCATGTGATGACGCAAAAAAGATTATTGATGATCATCCTGATTTGAAAAGAATGTTCTCCATCATTTTATAAAAATAATCACTGAAATAATTCACGCCTTAAATGGTGTGGCAAAACTCACCCTGAGGAAATGAAAATGCAAAATTCACTTTCTGAAACAAATAACCACGTTGGGAACCCATGTGAATTATTTGTCGACAATAACGGTGGTTATGCGGCACAAGGGATTAGGACATGCCAAATGGGTGGTGATTCCATGCAACCGACCATCCAGCCATGCGAACTGATTGCTTTCGCTGACTGCGGCGGTAAGGTTGCCGAGCCCGGTATTTATGTTTTTACTCGTAACGTATTTGCTCGCCCATGCGTATTCATAAAACGTGTGGAGCCATTAGCAAATGGTGCGCTGATGATAATTTCAGACAACCTCCATTATCAAACTTTTGCTCTTAATATTGATGAACAAAAAGACATGCAGATTCATGGTCGCGTTGTTGCCTCAATGACAATGAGGCGCTTCGTATGACTTTCATCAAGGATAACATGGCATATAGAACAGCCTGCCTTTATGCGGCCAACGGTTACGAATTAATTGCACGCCTTTATCTTAAAAAAGCATATGGGAGATAAATATGTTTAACCCAAAAACAGCGGGCATTGACGAAATACAATTAGAAGCAGAAAACCTAAATATTTTAATAGAAGTCGTACTAAGCAATAAAGAGCTAGCCACCTACCAGAGAGATTCATTACTTGGGATGGCTCTCAATGCTTCTGCAAATTTATTGCATTGGTGTAATGCTGAGGAGAAGCGTCGCAATGGATAGATTAATCGAAACATATCGTCGTCGAATTCTTAAAGCTGCATTACTCCGCCACCTGCGTAAGACAGGTAGCAATTGCATCATTATTAATCAGCCCAAAGGCGAAATAAAGACAATCGAATTAACAGAGATTCTTCTCGACGGCCTATTGAGCCGATTTGAAAAACAAGCCGTGAGTGAATTTGGGAATATCGAAGGAGTTAAGGCGGTCAGGGGAATTTACAGCAGCGCCGTAGACGTGAACGGCCGCGGTGAGTTCCTGACGGAAAGCGGCAAAGAGTTAATCGACGATCTCATTGCAGAGCTGGTCGATTTTGCCAAAAAGCATAAACCAGCAGTAGCGGAGGGTCAGCATGTTAAGTCAGCAAAACGTTAGCCCGGGTGTCCGCCCGGTTCTGAATATCGATCTGCATGTTCTGCCTGACTTCACTGGCCGCGTCGTTCTCTACATCGAAAACGGGCAGGTGAAGTGTGATCGGCGGCTATCTCCCGACGAACACATCTGCGCTTTGGACACGTTCATTGAAATGGCTCGGGATATGGAGCTGCGGCTCGCGGAGGTGAAAAGTGACGTTGACTGCAATCCGAATTCCTGAGTGGGTTCACCTCAAAGCGGCTCACGTCCTGCGCCAGTTCAGAGCGAGGAGGATTCACCCCTGCCGCATGATCGGCTCCGGGAATCTGAGCCTGAGGGTTAATCACCGCTGGCGGCTACTTTCACGCGATGGCGGCAAGAGCTGGGAATTAATGAGCCATGAAACCTATAACCGGGAGAAAGATAAATGACCGACCATGAAAAAGATAACGTGAAGCAGCTTGTTGCTCGCCTGAAGGAAATCCAGAAGCAATCCGACGTAACGATTCCTAGTTGGATGCTTGACGAAAACCGCTATGGCAAAGGCTCCCTTACTTTAGAAGAACAACATGAGTGGGCAGAAACCGTCGTCCAGTCCATGCGCGGGACGGTCGCCCTGCTCTATCTCATCAGCTGCGAAAACCGCTGGGGACTCCGTGAGGGTGAATACCAGTTTAAAACCGGGGAGTTTACTTTCGGCTTAACCCTGGAACTTATTGAAAATCTGCTGATTAAGCATGTGGAATGCGCACTGATCGAGCACGAGCCTGAGGAACGCTATCTGGCTGTTTATCAGTTCTACTACGCCAACGATCAGCGCCTGAAAGAAGTCGGTCATTCGTGGTTCGCAGAGTTTCTCGACGAGATATTTGTAGATCTCGCTGCCCAGTTGCGCACCGGTAAAAAAATGCCAGCCAACCACGTTTTGCATTAAGGAGCAATGAAGATGGCAATGAAAGCAGAATTAGCACCAGTAGCGGCCCGTGACCTGCAGATTATCGAGTATCGTGGTCAGCGAGTTGTGACCACTGAACAGCTGGCGGCAGGATATGGCGCAACCGAGCAGATGATCACCAACAACTTCAACCGCAACAAATCACGTTTTATTGAAGGGAAGCATTTTTTCAAACTATCGGGTAAGGACGTAGAAATTTTGCGCAACTCTTTCAACGGGGTGCAAATCTCAAGCAAAGCTCGCACTTTGACTTTGTGGACAGAGCGCGGTGCGGCTAACCACTCAAAAATCCTCGAAACAGACCTGTCGTGGGAATTTTACAACGACATGGCTGAGTTCTATTTTACCCGCCGGGGTGGTATTGATGCGCCAACCGTACAGCAGACGATCAGCCGGAAAGAACTGGCGATGATGGTAATTGAGGCAGAGGAACGAGCCGAAGCGGTGGCGCTGGAAAACAAAAATCTCAATGCTACCGTCCAGAGTCTGGAGAAGCACTTCACCAAAGGCATGACGATCCCGGCATTCTGCAAGGCGCTGAACGGCGTCAACATCAACAAAATGATGTGGTGGGCGTCCGAGCGTGACTGGGTGTTTAACGAGCAACGCGATCCAGAGAAAGATCCGCGCTGGCGCGTCGCCTCATATGCCCGCGACAAATATCTGACGGAAGACCAGACGCAGATCACCCCGCACGGCAAGGATGCTTTCACGAAATTTACGCCAGTGCTGCTGGAGAAAGGCTGCCACCGCCTGTATCAGCTGTACATGAAAGGTGAGCTGCCAATGAAAAAGACCTGGAATGGCGCATACCTCCACGATAAAGCGATTTATACCCCGGAGGGACGCTAGCATGAATAAGCAATTCTGGTATCCCGCTGGCTCACCGGAGGAAGCCCACCAGCAGGCGCTGACATGGGTGTGTGATGCCTACCTGTTCCATCTGGTCAGCCTGCACCGTCGCCCGATATATCGTCACCAGTACGGTGATATTTCGCTAGACCAGCCGTCGCTTAAGGTCTTTATCGACTCGTATCTGGAAGAAAAGGGCTGGGATTTAGATCGCCGCCGCGCACATTACATCAACATGCTCGACCTTATCCGCTATATGGGTCGAAAGAATTCGGACTTCATTGACTGGGGAACCGTGCCATCACTAACGCCCCGCGGGTTGTGCTGGATGAACGCCTGTTTCTCGAGGTTGGGAGAAATGGTCAACAGCTGCGGTGGTTGGGAAAACTGCGTCGAGAAAAAAATGGAGGGTACTAATGCGTGATACTGCCGATGTCGTTTTGCTGGTCCCGAATGATTGGGTAAGCGAAAAGGTGCTGATCGCGGTCACCGGGCTCAAGCCCGGAACCATCCTCCGGGCCAGAAAAGAGTGCTGGATGGTCGGGCGGGAATACGTGCACGTTTCACCGGACGGAAACCCGAAACCCTCCAGCGAGTGCATGTATAACCGGAAAGCGGTTGATGCATGGGTGGCCTCGATGAAAAACAAACAGCCAGGGTGATTTGATGCCATGAAAAAGGTAATCTCATATCGCTCTTGGGCGTCTGGAGGAGTTAATGGATAAAGTCACATATCCAACAGGCGTCGAAAACCACGGTGGCACATTGCGCATCTGGTTTAATTTCAAAGGTAAGCGTGTCAGGGAAAATCTCGGTGTCCCTGACACCGCTAAGAACAGAAAGATCGCCGGGGAACTGCGGACGTCGGTATGTTTTGCCATCCGCACAGGCACATTTGAGTATGCGGCACAGTTTCCGGATTCCCCTAACCTCAAGACTTTTGGGGTGGGTAAAAAAGAAATCACAGTGTTAGAGCTTGCAGAAAAGTGGCTGGATCTGAAGAGGATGGAAATCTGCGCGAACGCACTCAACCGTTATGAGTCAGTCGCAAGGAACGTGGTGCCCAGGATCGGCGGAAATCGGCTGGTGTCAGCAGTGACCAAAGAGGAACTGCTGTATATCAGGAAAGATTTGCTGACCGGTCACCAGATGCCGATGAAGGGAAAGGCCCCGGCGAAGGGACGAAGTGTTGTTACCGTGAATTATTACATGACAACCATCGCCGGAATGTTTCAGTTTGCCGCAGATCACGGTTACGTAGAGGCAAACCCCTTCGAGGGGATCAAGCCTCTTAAAAAAGCCAGGGCAGAGCCAGATCCGCTAACTCGTGACGAATTTATTCGCCTGATCGATGCATGCCGGCATCAGCAGACGAAAAACCTGTGGTCACTTGCAGTTTACACAGGGGTACGTCACGGGGAGCTGGCCTCCCTGGCTTGGGAGGATATCGATCTTGAAGCTGGAACAATAACAATCAGGCGTAATTATACAAAACTGGGCGAATTCACTCTACCGAAAACTGAGGCGAGTACAAACAGGGTTATACACCTTATCCAGCCCGCGATCAGCGTCCTGAGGAATCAGGCAGAAATGACGAGGTTAGGTAAGCAGCATCACATCGATGTTCAGCTGCGTGAGTACGGCAGAACGGAGAGACACGACTGTACATTTGTCTTCAACCCTCAGTTGGTCAGACGATGCCAGTATGTTGGGTTTATCTATAAAGTCGATTCGATAGGTGATTCATGGGACGCAGCCGGGAAGCGGGCAGGGATAAGGCACAGGAAAGCTTATCAGTCGCGTCACACGTATGCGTGCTGGTCACTGTCAGCTGGCGCTAACCCCAGCTTCATTGCCAGCCAGATGGGCCATGCGAGCGCACAGATGGTGTTCAATGTGTACGGGGCGTGGATGGCTGACAGCAGTAGTGAGCAGATCGCGATGCTGAATCAGAGGCTTGCGAGTTTTGCCCCACAGATGCCCCAAAGCCTGCAAAGCAGCACCAGAGCATTATTGAAATCAGTAAGTTAA